GGCAAAGTCGGGTCTGCGTAGGCCCGAACCCCGTTCAGTGTCGATATGAGAAATATCCCCTCAGCGTTGTCTGTCTTGTTGCGGGAATGGCTCCTGACCACATCAACCATCATCTCGTTCGGGTCGATCAGGGTGCTGTCCAACCCCCCTAGTTCCGTGATCATCGAAGAAGCCAGCGGGCTACGCCCTTCCAGGATCTTCAAGATGGAATCATTCCAAACCGACGTTCTTCCCCGAACCATTTTTGGTCCGGCTTCCTGGATTGGTTGCCAAACCGTGGCCTGTAGTTCCGCAGGGGTCATGCCAAGCATGTCCGCCACGATGGTGGTTGCTCTCACGGCAGCGTCATATATTTTTTCTGCGTGCATGGTCGGGACCCCCATCCCGACATCAAAGCCCCCACTCATTCCCCCCATCTGTGAGCCTTCCGTGGAGGTGATTTCACCGGAAGCCACCAGCCTGCCGATGATTTCCTGTCCAAGGTTGGAGTGGTATTCGTGCGCCCCACTGAATGCCTGCTTCGGTATGACGGCTTGGTCGAACCAGGGGGCGTCTACAGAATGGAAGAATCCTGTTAGTGCCCGGTAGTGGTGAACATCCCCAGTTATCACACTCATGCCGAACGGGCTCGTTGAAGCGTTCCCTGTAGGCCACAAGCCGTTGTGCATAAACGACAGGGTCTTCAACATCCGTAGGACTTTGATCGGGGATTCCCCCTCAAAGATTGCGGAGGCCTTAGACCGTGGGGTCCCCATGCCTAGATGACCGGTTTCAGCCACTGGGGCGTAACCCGCCTCTACACGGATTTCGTTTACAACAGCGAGTCTCTGTTCCTTGGTTAGTTCAACACCCTTGTTGTGGAAATCCATTGCGGCCATGATTGCCTGGTTGATGTTGTCCGGGTCCCACTTGTTGCGTGGAGAGAAAGCGGCCAGGGCTGCCTGTACCTGGTGCCGTTTGAGGCCGAACCGTTCAGCGATGCTGTCGCCCAACTGGCCCATCTTCGGGTACCACTCTTTCCCCGCATCCTTGTGGCGTTGCTGAACCATGACTTCGGCCTGGCCGTCGATCAGTGCCAACAAGGACATGGCCAACTCTGGAACCACCGTGTCCAAATCCAATCTGGACATGGCGTCGTCCAGGCCGTCCGGGTCCAAAATCCGGCTGCCTTCCACGTCCACATAGCGGGAAGTGGGAAGGAACTGGCCGTGGCGTTCCCTTGACCCGATAATGCGCCCGTCTTCTGTTTCGTAGAAAGCCGACCAGGCCATCGTCGGGTCTAGTTGCATATCCGGGGCGCTGTACCGGCCCACCAGAGAAGCCATTTGCGCTATCTGGCGTTGAGCAACCGCACTGCTCTTTGCGGCGGTTGCCATGGCTTCGGTTGTGGAACCAAAGGTGAATAGTCCCCCGCTGTCCAAAAGTGCCCCGGTCTGTTTCAGTTCCCTTCCGGCCAGCAGGCCCAGGTCCATGGCCTGTGTGAACGTAGACAGCCCGTATAGGGAAGCCTCAAAGAGGTCTTTGTCCATCCCCGACGACCACGATTCGGACGATGTGGCAATCGGGTCGTACAGTTCCGCCAGGTCTGTCCCAGCCCCCTGGTAACTTTCCGGCGTAAACCCCCCCAAAGAAATGATGTGCCTCCCCACCCCAAGCACAAAATCTGTGAACGCTGCCCTACTGCCGCTACCAGGGCCCATGTCGTCACCACTCATTTGGGCCCCGACTTCCTCCGGGGAGTAATAGGTGTTGCCGTCAAAGTCGCTTTCCAAGTTACCGGTTTGACCCCACAGGCCTTCGGTCAACGCTTCCATCGTCGGAGCAACCGCTATCTGCCGCCACCGTTGAGCAGCGAGCCCGTGAACGAACGCCAAGCGTGTCTCGTTGTCCCGATATATCGAGCCGGACACTTTGGTTTTGGCCAAACGCCTGACCTCGTCACGTCGGGCCTCCTCCAGGCCGGGCAACTCCATCCTTGCAACAGCCTGGGCCATTTCGCCCTGGGCGTAAATGCCCTCTACCTGCTGCTTATAGTGTTCCCGAAGACCGGTGTAAGCCTGCCTGCCGAAATGGGCCCCAGCGCCCACGAACCCCATGCCTGCGAAGATTGCCAGGCCCCTCTCCAATGGATCCATGTCGTTGCTGGGGTCAGTGCCCTGGCGGAGATCCATGTAATCCCCGACCACGGGGGTGAACTCCACCATCGTCCTGGCGGTGTCCGCCAAGTTGAGTTGGCTGGTGTCTCCGCCTGCCATCCACGGCGGCATAAACATGGAAACCGTGTTGTATACCCCCTCTACGGGGTCACGACCGTATGTCTCCAGCAGTGTTTCCCTGTCCGGGAGTTCCTGGACAGGTTCTACTGGGTCTGCCTCAAGATGCTCAGGAACGTGAGGCATCTAGCATCATCTCCAACATGATTCCCGCCCATTCCCGGGTTTCAGGAGAAACCTCTTGGCTGGAGTGGAGAGAATCCAACAGGGCGATTCGTGCCTGGGAAATGTTCGCCACCGCTGGCTGGGCAGGACCGTCTGGTCGACCGGTAGACATCGGGCGGGACCCGGGGTGCATGAGAGCATCAGGCACCCCTGTTGGTCCTGCCGGAGTCGGCGGGGCAACGGAGGCGGGCACAGGGCGTGCGGCACGGGGGCGGGGCTGCTGAGGAGCCTGCTGAGGAGCCTGCTGAGGTCCACCAGGACCCATGGGGCCCCCACTGGACGGCAACTCTTTCTTCAGCCGCTCAACTTCAGCCTTCTCACCGTATGTGCCGCCCTCAGGTTTGTTCAGCGACTGGTTCTGGGTTGGTGTCTTGTCAAGAGAGGTGGGATCAGCCACGGACTTCTGCCCCGATCATTCCGCCCGGACCTGCCGGTACGCCCATGCGGGCGAGGAGGTTCGACCCTTCCGGTGGTTGCGGTGGACCAGGCCCCAGTTGTGGCGGACCACCAGGACCACCGGGACCACCAGGACCACCGCCTGGACCACCTGGACCCATCGGGGCTCCTGCCTGGAGACCCGGCCCTGCCATCGACGGGAGCATCTGGTTCATCTGTTCCTCCTGTGGTTTCACTACCCACCGCTCAAACAGATCGAACAGTTCCTCGCCCTGCAATCGGGCACGGGCGATTTCCACCAGGGCCGAATCGGGGATCGCTCCCTGTTCCAAACCCTGAAGCAGTTTCGCCAGGGCCATGGCACGGAACTTCTCCGTGTCGATCCTTGCCTGTTCCCTGGCCACATCGGTGAGCCCGTCCAGGTTCTCCTGCACGAACTCTTTGGACACGAACTCGTTCTGGCTGTATTGGATGTGGAGAACCGCCGACTGGGCCGGGTCTCTGCCCATACCCAAGCCGTACTCCACCCGCAACCGGTTGTCCATGTCGATATCTTTGGCTGGGTTGTATTCCTCCAGGAACTCCTGGTTGCGGAGGATCCCGCCAGCGGTCTTCTCGCCGGGGAAGTATTCCTTGTCGACCATGCAGGCGATCCGTAGGGCCTTCTCCAGTTTCGATTGGAGGATCTGGTGGTAGGTGCGGATGGCGGTATTCATCATCCCTACGGATGACTCCAGGAACTTCGCTGATGCGATGGCCTGGTCGATTTCACCTGGGCGAGACTTGGGCCAACGGCCACCCAGGTGGATGCCGTCCATCAACTGGGCCATGTCGGCCTGGACGTTCAGTGATGAAACCGCTGGGGGGACACGCCCGATAGCGCCCTGGGGACCCAACTCAATGTACGCACCGCCACCGTAAGGCATTTCACCGATTAGATCCTTGACGAAGATGTCGGAGTAGACCGCCTGGTCTGCGTAATCCAACACCATCGACATCAACCGGATGTGGGCCTCCAGGAGGCCTACTACCTGGTCGAACTGGCCACGGAACTCTCCATCCAAGGTGATCCTTGACCCAATAACTATGGGGCACACCCCTACGGAGTTTGGGATCCGTTCCAGTTCCACCGGGTAGAGCGCATAGTCGCCGGAACTAAAGCGGTGGAAGGTGTCATGGTTGCCCTGGTACATACCGCACAGCAGATACTCATGCTCGTCGTAGTATTCGACCAGTACAACCTTGGTGTTCTCGTCCACTGAGCCCAGACCGTTATTCCCAACGAACTCGCTGAGTTTGATCTGGTAATCCGGCGGTAACTGTGAATAGTAGACCTCCCGTCCGAACATCACCTTGCGGACGGCGTCGCCGGGGTGGAACCCTGGTTCCGGGTAGCAGGTCCGGGGGTCACGGCGTTCAATCAGCGGCATTCGCTGCTCAAAGTCCGGGGTGATCGACCAGACGCTGTACCCGTAGGCGGCCATATCCATGACGGCCCGGGGAATCAGCAGGTCGATACCGTTTGCCTGCATGTACGAGGTGGCGACCCGCTCCATGCGGCTGGCCGTCTTCTTCGCTGTTTGGGTGGACTTGGCTGGCTGCACCCGAATGGTTGGGATCACCGACGCTGCTTCAGCGGTGTCTTCCAATGCGACCTGAATCATGTTCGGTGAACGTGAACTCACGTTCTCCTCGTCCGGGTCGAACTCATCGAAGTCACCCCTGACGGTGCGGTCTATAACGTCGATCCGCAGGTCACGTTCCGTGTACCGCTGCCGCCAGGCGCTGTACATACTGGGGAGTTTGTCAACCTCCAACATTGTCTTGTATCCCTCCGTCCGCTGATCGTGATGCCGCCAACTCCACTAGGTGGCGTTCCACCCGTGACAGGGGCCGACCGTTCCGGGCGGCGAACGCCCGGTCTCGTATTTCTTCCTCCGTGGATTCTCTGGGGGCAGTGAAGTACAAAGGGTCTCCGTCGTCCGAATAGGTGCCGCAGACGATGTCTCCGTCAGCGACTGTCTCTTGGGCCTTCTTGAAAGCCCGGGCGTTCTTGTAATCTCTAAACATTATCCCTCAACTGTCAATAAAGAAAGCGTCACTTATCCGACACGAAGCCTGCGACGTTGATGAACTCTGGTCCCGGGTCCTCATCGTGCTCCTCAACCTCAGCGTGGGGTAGCGGTGTCGACAGAGTAGACCGGCGGTAACCCCACTGGCCACGGCTCATGTGGCCCGCACGCTGATCCCTCATTTCGACTCTCCGAACGTCCTGTCCTTGGAAATCAACGACGTGTCGACGGCGTCGAACACGGGCGGGAACCTTCATTCTCTCGTTGAACAAAGGCAGGTGGGCACGGTTCAGTAGGTCCCGGCACCCCAGGTCCGCAAACCAGGTTGACATTACTCTGTCAGAAAGCATCCCCATGGGGAAAGCAACGAACTCCTCAATCACCGGCTGGAATGACTTGCAGGTCGGGGCGTTACCCCACGGGATGGAGAACATCTCTGCTGTCATCAGCGTTGCTAGGGACTCCACACCGAACTGCGGGTCCCATTTGTTCTTGTGAGTGGTGTGCGGTACGACCCGGACCCCCTTCTTGGCGAGGTACTGGATGATCTCCGTGTTGTATTGCACCAACTGGGACTGGAGCCCGTTGTTCTCCACCCGCCACTCAAACAGTGGGTACTTCTCAGTCCACGAAATGATCTGATCTTTCATCTGTGGGGCTTTCATCGACTTGACCGCTACCTGGTCAACTAGGAAACGCTTCCCGGTCTTCAGATCCACGCCAATCAGTGAGAAAGCGGTGTACCCCGAATCCTTGTTGCCGCCCGCCGGGTCCAAACCGGCGATCAGCCGCCAATCAGACTCGTAGTGCCCAATGGTGCGAGAAGTGTCTTTGCACGCATCCAGCATTTCATGGGTGAACGACGCTCCCAGGCCGGGGATGTCCACGTTCTGGTACACCAACTGGAAGTCAGCGGGGCGCATCTCCGACCGGTGGATCAGCGCCTGGTCATACGGGAAATGGTCCGGCCACAGAACTTCCTCGTTTGTGTCGTCCTGAATGCAGGAGTACCGCAGCACCTTGTAGCCGGGCCTGTTAGACAGCGTCGAATAGATGTCGCCGGGGGACACCCTCGTCCCGACCCAGATCGCCTTGCCCTTCTTCCCGATTCGGGACAGGGCCTCCTTGTCGATCCACTCCAGCATGCGTTGGACACGGTCGGGGTTGTGTTGGTTCTCCAGGGTGGCCACATCGTCAAACTTGATGATGTCGGCACGGCGGCCATAAATCTGAGCGCCAACACCCAACACCTGAACGGTCGGGTCCTTCTCAGCGGTCTGGCGGCCAGCGACATAGATCGCTTCCTGGTTCCACACCGACTGCGCCGCCTCAGGCTTGAATGGCCCCCAGTCTTCAATCAGGTTGCCCCCGGCCCCCTCATACAGGTCCGTGTTGCATAACAGTTCGTTGATCGAATGCAGGAACGTGCGGGCGAACGGTAAAGACTTCGACACGATCAGTGTCCGAATGTTCGGGTTCTTCACCAGCGAATAGATGGTGTCCTTCACCGTGACGTTCGTGGACTTGGAATGATACGGGGGAAGGTTGATCAGCACCCGGTGGGCGTCGCTGTGGCAGGCCTCCGCCATGTCCCGATGAAACTCCGGCATCTCATGGTGCTTGTCGCAGTCAGGGCAAATCCAATGCCCGAAGTACCGCTGGTCGAACTCCTCAAAGGTCCCGACCCGGCGCTTCTCATTCAGACCCAAAGGCGAAATCTTGATACGGGCCTTAGCAGCATCCACCTGGGCGTCACGTTCCTCCCGGGCGATCTTCACCTTCTTGTTCAGGTGCTGCCGGGAAACCCCGTACTCCTTGGATGCCTCCGTCTGGGTCCAGCCCTCGTCAATGACACGCTTGACAGCCGCCTCAAAGCGGCGGTGCTTAGACCACTTGGAATAGTTACTCACAGTTGCTCTACCCGATCCGCCAAATCTCGCAACTCATCCGCTAGCGACCGTATCTCTTCCGACTCAGCGGTCTCCTTGTCGGCCTCCTCCTTCTCAGCGATCATCCTGGCGATAGCGTCCCAGTCGATTGCCGGGTCAGCAACATCAGCGCCAAGATTCTCCAACCTGTAGTCGGACACCTCCCACGACATATCCTTCGGAGACACGGCGGGACCCCCGTAGTACGCATCCACCCAGGCACGGGTAACCGCTGTCTTGTCGGAGACAACAATGTTGTGCCGAACCCAGTCGCCCCCATCCAAGCGGGCCCGTATGAACCCCTCGTCAAAGTCGGCTTCGCACTCAAAGAGGACCGGGTCGTCGGCACCTACCCGGACCTGGCCAACCTTGATCGAATCGCCCCATTTCGGTTTCTGACCCAAATGGTAGACGTACATGCCGATAGGCATATAGCCGTCCTTGGTCTTTCCGAACCAGGTACGGAACGAGAAGCCATCAGGGTTGGGCTGTCGGTTGCCATGGCCGTAGGCCCGACCCAGGCGGTCCTTGTAACGGAGATCAGCGAACCCCAACGTCTTTCCCGTACTGTGGGAATCCCAACCGTATGGCACACGCACCGTGTAGGAACATCGCACATGGCGGCACGGGGGAACATCCCGATACAGCGAAGTGCCGTAATGCTGGTCCTTGCGAAACAACAGGCGCAACCCAGTGGCTGTGCCCTGTGCGTGGTGAACGAGCCCCTTCCAGGACTCCTTCCAGTTACCCCGAAAGGTTTCGTGGACTAGGACCCTATTGACAGGAGTCGCAGTGTTCGGTCTCATCAACCCCGCACACTAGCGGAGTGTCATCCTCAAAGGGGTCGACAGGTGGAACGGGCGGTACCTCAGCCACGCTTCTTCTTCGTGAACTTCTTCAACACCAACTTGGGCACTCCAGGCAACGGAGTGGGGACCCGGGGTCGAACCCCTCCTCGTCGCAAGTCCATGAACCCGCCGGGCTTCCACAGATCGGTCTTGGAAGTCTTTTTTGGTTTGTGGCCCATACGAGTACCCTAGTACCCCTTCTTCTTACGAGCAGACTGTTTTGCCGGGGTCCGGCTCTTTTTTTTCGCCATTTCGGGGTGCTCCTGGACCAGTAGCGGCTCCGTAGGAGCGCCGCTTCTGTACCGGGCTCCTGTACCAGGAGAGTATACACATTGGGCCTGGGTCCTGGTACTAAACAGACAGGAATCCGATATGAAAAAGAGACAGGGGGGTGTCGGATTGTCACTCAAACAGATGGATGCCCCCTCCCTGGTCTCGCAGGCCAGGATTTATGGACCCGGGTCTGATCGAAGGCCTGTTTCCCCTGGTCAGAGGCCTGTTTGGTTGATCTCGTCGTCCTGGCTGGACCACCGTTGACCAGGACGTGTCAACCAGGGCAGGCAGGGGCCTGGTCTCGTCGCTCCCAGGCCAGGTGGTGGGTCCTGGACCGGATGGGCTCGCCTGTGTTCATGCACCATGTGTGTGTCACCCTGGGTGCGGCCTGGTGCCTGGTCCTGGGTGCGCCTGGTGGTGGTGCTGGACAGCCTGGTGGTGGCCTGGGTGCCGCCTGGCACTGGTGGGTGGGCTCGTCATCTGCATGGTTTGGGGGGTCTGACCTGCATGTTTGTGATCTCACTGACATTTGGCGACGTTTGGGGGTGGTTGGTGTCAAGTTTCTTTATGCCCTCTGACCTGGTGTTATGTGGGTTTGGGGGCCTGTTGACACTCTGAATGGTTGGTCTGTCAGTGACGGATGGGGCATGATGGTCTCCGGCCAGGGCACATACGCCTCCCTGGTGGCAGGAGCCAGAGCACTCCACCCAGGTCCAGGCGACTGGACCGGGGTCCCGGTCAACATCGGGGCTCAGTGCAGGGGGAGACCCACCCAGTAGAGGGTGCCACTCCTACCCAGGACCACGGTCCTGAGGAGGCCCTGCGATCCCACCCAGGGAGGTGCCACTCAGGTGGCTGGGAAGACCGCATGGACTACGAGGCCAGTGCCCCCACGGGGCCCTGCCACCGGTCCCAGGATGAGGAGAAGGCCTGGGACGTGGAGCAGGGATCGACACTGGTTGTGAGTCGGAGCGGATGGATCCTCCTCCTCGTCCCTGAATCGACAGGCTGATGAGGGCCCCTCCCGGGGCCTAAGAAACGAGGAGGAACCACATGATGAACGAATGTGTCGCAGCGACCACCCCGGAGGAAGACACCCTGGTGGAGGTCAAGGATGCGGTCTACGTCTGGGTCATGGTCAATCATCCAGAGGTCATCACGATGGCTGAGAAGATGATGAGCCCTGACTGGGACTGACCCCACGCACGCCTGATTGGCATGGTCCCAGGTTCGACCCCTGGGCAGGCACGATTGACACGAACGTGTCAACCAACGAGGAGGAACCAAATGAATGACACAACCACAGTCCAGGTCTCTGACGAAACTGTCAGGATCTTGAACGACACCTGGCGGGCGATTCAGGCCAACAACCCTGATGTCCCCGACGTGTTCCTGGTCGTCAAGTCGTCTGGCCGTAGTCGGGGTGGAACCACCCTGGGCCACTACTCCTACTCTGCGTGGGAGGTCGATGAGGCCCAGGTCCCAGAGGTGATGATCTCCGGCGAGTGTTTCGCTGGTGGCGCTGAGCAGGTTCTCCAGACCCTCCTCCATGAGGCGGCACACGGGATGGCCCACGTCAGGAAGATCAAGGACACAAGCCGCCAGGGCCGCTACCACAACAAGCGGTTCGTTGCCCTGGCAGAGGAGGTCGGCCTGGAATGGCCGACCCTGGTCGATACCCAAACGGGGCTGTTCTCCGGGTTCCCATACCCACCGGACAGCACCATCGGGTTCTCGTCCGTCCAACTCACCCAGGAGACCATCACGAAGTACTCCGCCAGGTTGATTTGGCTCCGCACACTGGGCGTCTGCAAGGGCAACCGGCGGGGCCCCAGGGTCACCCCTGGTGTCCGTCGCATCCTCACTGGGTGCGATTGCAAGGAGATCACGTTTGGCCACGTCCAGTGGGGCACCGTTGCTCCTCTGATCTGTGGCCGGTGCCGTGGCCAGTACCGACGCCTCCCCAGGGACGGCGAGCGGTGCCCGGACACCGACATGGTGTTCGGCCTGGCGGAGGCGGTCACCCGTGGGATGGACCAGGACCCCAGAAATGGGTTCTGGTTCACCGATGAGTACGACCCCATCAACTTCTGCGACCACTACCCGTCCTCCTGGGCGGCGAGCAACAACGGGCTCTGAGCCCACCCCCGATGAGCAGGCTCCCTGGTGCAAGCCCAGGGCGGGGACGAACACGACCAACGAGGAGGAACCAATGAATGAGTTCAAGGGCAAGTGGGGCTACGAGCCCGACTGCGGTTGCGCCAAGTGCGAGAACTTCTGGAACATGCTTGCCGACTGTGTCGGTGATGCCCGTTCCATGGAGGAAGGCGGTGCAAGTCCTGACCGGCCCGTGAAGGGCTGGCGCCTGGACCACCGAACGACCTGACCCAACCCCTGACCCGGACTGCCGGGCACCCTGGTTCACGACCAGGGCAGGGACGATTGACAGAACCCTGTCAACGCAACGAGGAGGAACCAAATGAATAAAACCACAACCACCTACAGCCGCCGCATCAAGGGCTGCAAGGAGACCAGGGTCCACACTGGCACATGGTTCGCCAGTGTCCTGGACTTCGACCCGAAGGAAGGTCGGCACGACGGCTTTACCTGCGTCGACATTCACGCAGCGAACTCAAGTGCTGGACCGGCTGAGGTCACGGTCAAGGACTTCTCCAAGGAGTCCAGCCCGTTCATCGTCATTGAGGCCGGTGGATCGTGCGCCGTGTCCATGTACCTGAACCCAGAGCAGGCCAAGACATTGGCGGTCGAACTGTGCAAGGCCACGGGGACGACCTGGCTGCCCGGGGCGACCTGGTAACCACAACCCCCAGACCAGCCCAGGGCTGGCACCCGGAGCGAGACCGGGCTGGGGACGATTGACACATCCGTGTCAACAACGAGGAGGAACCGATATGGCAATGAAAGAAATCATCACGGTCAAGGCACCCAAGGTCCAGGAGGGCGACATCGTTTGTGGCACCACCTGGAGCAAGGACGAAGGCACGGGTACCACCTGGATCCCGGCCCACAAGGTGGTCGGCATCAGGCACGACTCCACTACCTGGTACCTGGTCACTGCATGCGTGGAGAGTGGCTACCTGGACGAGTTGGGCCCCTTCGGCACCGACAGCGACCTACACGTCGTGGCCAAGTCCACTGGTGACGCCCTGATCGGGCGTGGCAAGTAACGACCAACCCCTGAACAGCATGCCCCTGGGTGCGAGCCCCAGGCAGGGACGATTGACAGAAATCTGTCAACTGCAATACCAACGAGGAGGATTACCAATGAGCGCAATACCAGATACATCCACGGCAGGACCCGACATCCCGATCATTCTTGACCGGGGCGTCATCACCCTGCTGGTCAAGGGGCTGCTTTCCATTCTGCACCCCGCCTACTTCCATGGGCCCCTCTCCGGGGCAGCGAAGACCAAGGTGCCGGTTCAGACCGCTGCCTACACCTTCGTCCTGGAGCGCCTGGGGCTGCCGAACCATCACACGGCGTTCGCCATCACACAGACGGTGCAGGATCTCATGGACCGGGCCCGCATGGCCGCAAGATCCGCCCGTGACCAGGCCGGGAGCGAGGCCTGGAAGCAGGCCGTCATCGACGGCATCGTGGACCGGTACATGGGTCTCACCACTGAGGACTACCCAGAGGGCCTGGCCCCCCTGGACATGCCCTTCTGGTGGCAGAAGGAATACCTGGACCCTAAGACTTGCCTTCCGTCACTTCACGGAGTCACCGTCCGCATCATGCGGGTAGAGGACTGAAAGGAGAACCCCTGACTAGCAGGCATCCAGGTGCAAGCCCTGGACAGGGACGACTGACACAACCGTGTCAATCTAGCGAGGAGGAACCATATGAGTAGCAAGTCACAAGCAGCCAACCTGATCCGCCGGAACCAGGCGACCCAACGGGCCGCCAGGGAGGCAGCAGGCTGGCAGTACCTGGACGAGGTCAAGGTCCCAGGTCTCCGGTATCCACTGGAGCCTGGAACCAGGTTCAGGATCAAGGGCAAGCACGCCTGGTGGGCGTTCCGAACAGCAGAGGTCGACCTGAATGGTCGGACCATCGTTCACTGTTCTGGGCCTCACCCGGCGACCAAGACCATCTCAGGTGCCCCGATGAGGGCGTTCTGTCTTCTGACCGAAGGCCCACCGCTCCGGGTGTCATCCATGCCATGGGCTGGAGATATCAGGGTCAGGATCACGAAGATCCAGCGCAATGTCTGAGTGGGTAGAGGTGACAGGCCGGATCACGGTCGACATCATCCTGGCTCCCAAGGAGACCAGGTTGCCGTTCAACCAGAAGGCCTTCGTGGCTGATCTTCTTGATCAGTGGAACCACACGTCGGACTACATCCTGGATTCCTACAACAACCAGGTAACCGTCAATGTGGAGGTCGTGAAGATAGAAGACCTCCCTGAGGAGTAAAGGAGACCGCCTGACCAGCAGGCACCGGAGTGCAAGCCTCCGGCAGGCACGACTGACACGACTGTGTCAATCGGAATATCAACGAGGAGGAATCCCATGAATGAAGCATTTCAGGAACTATTCAACAGTGAAGGGTTTG